AATGATGAGTGGCAGAAATTCTATAATTTTCTATTCTATTGTGTGAAGTATTATCTTAATAAAGGAGTGCAACAGGTTGGTAATTCTGACAAGTTAAAACGCAAACAAATTAAACAGCAATTCGGTGAGGATATGCTAGATTATATTGACAATATGATTGAAAATTATCCTAATCAATGGCTCAATTTGAATGATGAATGGAAAGGATTTTTGGCAAAATACGAGCTTGATAGGAAAGATTATTCAATAAAAAGATTCAAAAAAGGGTTAGAAATTGGTTATAAAACTTTAGAAATCGATTTTATCGATAGGAAAAATCTACAAAATAATGGGTTAAAGGAGTTTAAGATTACAATTAAATCTAATGGATATACCGAAATTATTACCGATAATATCGATTTATTCTAAAAAAGACCGATTTATTTAAAAATCGATACTATTCATAAGCATTGATAATCAATGAGTTAATATGTCGTAGTATCGATAGTATCGATTTTTTATACTTTTTCTCTATAGTAATAAAATATATATATATATAAATAAGAAACAGAAAAAATGCGTACTTACGATAATAATGATAAAAGCTTGTGGTTTGGCAGAAAGATTTACAGATACACTGTGAAGTCAAACTGCAACAATCTGATTTACCAGTTCACATCCACAACGGTTACTCCTGAGGAGGCTGTTGTTCTAATGGATGAACGTTACAGAAATACTAGAGTAATTTACCATTTGATTTGCAATGGTGAGAAACTAAAGACATGGGGCTGTAAGTATGTGACTAAGAAAACCATCACAGACAAGCTTACCGGTGAGAAATGGACATCCATTAAAGAATTTGCTAAGAGCATTGAGAAAGTCCCAATGAATGCTAGATACCATCTAAAAAAACATAAAAACAGATACATTTATGAATAATGAGAACAAAGAACTACTAAAGAATGACATTAGACGCATTTTAATCCACATTCCTTTGACTTTAAGGATTGAATTGATGGAAAGCCTTTCCAAAGAATTTAGACGTCTTAATTCGCTTAAAATTACGTCAGAGGTTTATAAGAAAAAATACTAACTTTGAATAATCGATAAAAATCATTGATATGGCAGGTAAAGGCGGATATAGACCAGGAGCCGGCAGGAAGTCTTATGCTGAGGAATACGGCATCAGAGAAATGGCTATTAAGGCCATCGAGGAGCAATACGGCTCCATAACAGAGGGCCTAAAATTCCTATTGAATAGTGGTGAGCCTGCACTTATTAAGTTTGCATGGGGCCATGCAATCGGCAATCCAAAGGATAACATTGAGATTGATATGACATCAGTAGTAGAGCAAGTGCAGATAATACAACTTCCTGATAATGGTAGAGATGGAGAGCTTATCTATAAATAAACTTTATTAGAAAACTAGACTATATAGCCCCACAACCAGGCTACCAACAGATAGCACTGAGCAGCCCTGCAGATATTGTAATCGGTGGGGCAGCTGCTTTTGTGGGTAAGACGTTTGCTCTGTTGCTAGATCCATTGAGACACATTAAGATAGCAGACTTTGGAGGGGTAATATTTAGACGCACATCTGTGCAGATCAGGAACGAGGGCGGACTATGGGACACGTCATTGAAGCTTTACCAATCAGTCGGAGCAGAGCCTAGAGAGTCATCACTAGACTGGAAATTCCCATCAGGAGCAAAGCTATCATTTAGACATCTCGAATATGAGAAAAATAAATATGATTGGCAGGGCTCCCAGATTCCTTTTCTCGGCTTTGATGAGCTTACTCACTTTACTGAGAGCATGTTCTTTTATTTGCTTAGTAGGAATCGTAGCAGCTGTGGTGTTAAGCCTTATGTTAGGGCAACGTGCAATCCTGATCCTGAGAGCTGGGTGTTTAAGCTTGTAGAGTGGTGGATAGATAAGGACACAGGCTATCCAATACTAGAAAGAAGAGGTAAGCTCAGATACTTTATAAAGTACGGTGATTCATACATATGGGGAGATAGTTATGAGGAGGTAGAAGAGAAGGCTAGGCACATCATTGCTCCAATGATAGAGCAGTCAGGACTCAATGCTAAAGACTTTATAAAATCTATCACCTTTGTAAGTGGCAGCATATACGATAACAAAAAAGGACTGGAGGGAGATCCATCTTATCCAGGTAACTTATTATCCCAAGACGAAGACACTAGGCGGACATTACTGGAGGGCAGATGGAAAGTCAGCAATTCGCCTAATGATGTTTATGAGCACGAGCCATTTATGGGCATGTTTGAGAATCTGTCTAATGTCAATCATGTAGGGCGTTACATTACAGCTGATATAGCCATGAAGGGCAGTAATAAGCTAGTGGTAGGATATTGGGAAGGCATGGAGTTGATGGACATTGAGATCATGGATAAGAGTGACGGCAAGCAGGTTATAGAATTAATCTCTAACATGGCTCGTAGATATTCAGTAGAAAATAGGTATATTTGTTATGACAGTGATGGCGTAGGCTCTTACATAGATGGATTTATTAGCGGTGCTGTACCATTTAATGGTGGAGCTACACCGATGCCAATTAAGGATGAGACATCAGGTAGGCTGATAAAAGAAAACTACTTCAACCTAAAGACACAATGTTACTACAGGACAGGTGACAGGGTGGCTAGAGGAGAGATGAAGATAAGTAAGAGAGTGGCTGATAAGATGTACGATCAGAGTCAGACGGTGAGGCAAAGATTCCTATTTGAGAGAAAGGCCATCCGAAGGGATAAGGCTGACAATGACGGTAAATTAAAGATAATAGGAAAGGATGAGATGAAGGTGAAGCTCGGAGGGGATTCGCCGGATCTTATGGACATGTTTATGATGAGAGAGATATTTGAATTAAAACCTAAAATGGTATTTGCATATGGGAATAATGGATAGAATCTTTGGTAAGAAAACTAAAGTAAAGCAAGAGAAGGCACTACAGACCAGGTCAACAACATCAGCATCAATCAATCTAAGTACAGCAATATTCCCAACGTGGCAGACACTGGAGAATATTGACACATACACAAATGTAGATGATGTTTACTCTATCATCTCATTACTTGCAGACACAGCGGCTAGAGTTGAATGGTATGGATACGAGGTAGTGCAGGATAATTCCATGAAGCAATATAAAAAGCATTCACAGAATAGCATTTTAGGTAAGTACTACAAGCGTAAAGCTATGATGGATTTACCTGACAAAGATAAGTTTGTTCAGTTCCTAGAATCCATCACTTATGAGGATAAGATAAAATACTACTCACTGCTGTACATTACAGGTGAGTTATTCCTATATAAAGAAGTCATTGAGCTAGGGCCTAACAGAGGTAAGGTTATATTGCATGCATTAAACAGTCAGAATATAACTGTAATCATTACAGACTCATTCCCACAAAGAGTGGCAGGTTATAAGTACTTTGATTTTGGTTATGATGGTACCTTCACAACAGATGAGATTATCCATGTAAAGTATTACAATCCTACCATTACCAATGGATTGCAGTGGAGGGGCTTATCTCCATTGTATGTGCTTAGTAAGAGAATAACGAGACTCAATGCCGGTATGGATGCCTCAGTGGCACAGATGCAGAACGGTGGCGTGCCTGGTATTGTGTACGAGAAGTCTGACTATGCTATCGAGTCACTAGGACAGAGAAAGAATGATTTTGCATCCTATCTACGCAACAGCAGCAATAAGGGAGCTCCTTATTTTGCAGCTGGTGAGATGGGCTATCTTAAGATGGGATTAAGTTTAGCTGATTTAGATGTGAGTAACTTATCAGGGGTGGACTTTACAAAGCTTTGTAATGCTTACAAAGTGCCTGAGATATTACTTAATAATCAGGACAGCAGCACATTTAACAACATGAACACAGCTCTTAAGATGCTGTACACAAATTCGATATTACCGAATATCTATCTACTTAAGGATGCCATCTTAACCGGCATTACTCCATTATACAATGATAATATTAAAAGAACGATTGAGATAGACTTATCAGATATACCTGCACTGCAGGAGGATATGAAGATGCAAGCGGATGCATTGTCAGCTATGTGGTGGATCACTCCGAATGAGAAGAGAGACATCCAAGATTTCGAGGAGCTAGATGATCCATTGATGGACTCAATAATAATAGACTCAGGAAAACAATTATTATCTGATTTAGGTTTAGTGGCAATCAATATACCGGTACCAGGTGAATAACGAAAAGAGCATAGAAGAGATAGCAACGGCAATCAATAAAAAGATTAACATGACTCTTTTAACAGAGTTACCATTACCATCATGCCCCATCAAGAGGCAGAGGGTTGAATGGAGAAGAGAACAAGTGCTAGTCAAAATAATCAACACACTACAGACACATGACAAGTCAGGAGCAGCAGCAATATAGTAAGACATGGCATCAGTTCCAGTTAAAGAAAGAAAATCTCTTTACTAAGAAATTTCAGAAAGCTCTGACTATTCAGGTTAATGCATTTATAAAGACACAGGATATAATGTCGGTGCCTGCATTTCCCATCTATGAGGTGCTGCTAGAACTATACACAACTGTAGGGCCACAATGGGCAAGGATGGTAAGGATGGATACAAACGAGAAGGCAATGGGGCAAATGTCATTTAATGAACAGATAGTACAGCTGATGCAGCAATACTACGGCATAGACTTGCTTAATGATGCTCAGGGAATAACAGAATACACTAGACAGGTTATTGTCAGGATATTGCAGGAGGCAGCTGTGCAGGGATGGAGTATAGATGAGATAGTGAGACAGCTGACAGCTAGCTCTGAGCTAGGAGGCATGAGAGCTCGGAGGATTGCTAGGACTGAGACGGTAACGGCTGCTAATGGAGCAGCCATGATATATGCTCAGACATCAATAAATGTAATGGATAAGATTTGGATTGCAGCAACAGATAACAGAACGAGACAGGATCATCTGATAGTGAACGGAACAAAGCTACCTATTGATGAGCCATTCAGTCTAGCTAGTGGCACAGTTGAAATGATGCAGCCAGGAGCAAGGCAACAGCCTAACGGATTGAGTGTACCGGCTGACCAGGTAGTGAACTGCAGATGTGCTGTAGGGTTTAGGGCTAGAAGAGATGCTAATGGGAAATTAATTAGAAGAGTATAATTTATTAATAAAAATATATTAACTTTATATTGTGGAAAGTATAATCAAATTTAAGGATGTAGTGATAGGAGGAGAGGTAGTTAATGCTGATCCTAAGAAAGGTATAATACAAGGTTATTTCTCACACTTTGACAATGTCGATAGTGATGGGGATATTATCCGTAAAGGTGCCTTTACTAAAACAATAAGAGAGCAGGGCCCTAACAGTGCTCAGCCTAGAATTAAACATCTTATAAATCATGACTCATCACAGCCATTGGGCAAGCTTACTTCTCTTAAGGAGGATGCAATGGGATTAAAGTATGAGAGTCAGATAGGCACACATACACTAGGGCAGGACTTCATTAAGATGGTAGAGTCAGGACTGATCACTGAGCATTCAATCGGATTTAAGACGGTTAAACAGAATCAGCTACAATCTTATGAAGACTACATGAATACTCCATCTAAGGGATGGTATGAGATTACTGAGGTTAAATTGTATGAGGGCAGCTCACTTACTTCATGGGGTGCCAATCCATTGACTCCGGTTACATCACTTAAGAATGAGATTGATGCAGATTACATCTATGCTAGACAACAGGCAATAGAGAAATTCTGCAGAAACACAGACGCAACAGATGAGACTATTGAGGCTCTACTTTTGCATAGCAAACAATTAGCACAAATGATACTAGACATAAAGGGAACTACTCAGCCAGTGAAAGCTACTGAGCCAGTGGATATGGTAAGCATTATTCGTGAGTTTAATAAATCAATTAAAAAGTAAAAAACAAAATGGATAAGAAAGAATTAATGACCGAGCTAGAAGGTCTAAAATCAAGTCTAGAAGTGGCTATCACTGAAAAAACTAAATCAGAAATAGCTGAGCAATTAAAGTCTGCAATCGATAATGTAGATGCAAAGTTGAAATCATTTGCTGAAGGTCAATCATCTGCTGAGGCTATCTCTGCAATGGCTGCTGAAGTAGCTACTTTGAAAGCTGATAACGCAGCGTTAATCAAAGGATTTGATTTATTGCAAACAAGAGTTAAGAGCACTAAGACTCCTGCTGAATCAGTTAAATCATTCGGAGAAATCTTCAACGAAGGTTTAGAGAAGAACTTTGACGAAATCAGCAAAGTAAAGAAAGGACAGCCTTTTAGCATGTCTTTGAAAGCTGTAGGTACAATGTTATTGAGTGCTAACTTAACTGGAGATGGTCAAGCATCTTACTCAGCTCGTCAGGCTATCTTGCCAGCTCAGAAAGTTAATTTCAGAGATTTGATTCCTACTGCAGTAAGTCCTACAGGTCTTTATGTTCAGTATCAAGAGTCTGGCTCTGAAGGTGCTTTAGCTAAGCAAACTGAAGGATCTAGCAAAGGACAGATTGACTATGATTTCACTGAAATCAAAGTTGTTGAGTCTTACATCGCAGGTTTTGCTCGTTTCTCTAAGCAAATGGCTAAGCAATTACCTTACATGCAGTCAACTCTTCCTCGTTTGTTAATGAGAGATTTTTATAAGAAAGAGAACGCTAACTTCTTTGCAACTGTTACAGGTGCTTTGACTCCAGCTACTCCAACTGAGACTGATGATATCAAAGCTATCATGGATTTGATTGCTACTCAGCAAGCTGCTAACTTTAATGCATCTTATGCATTAGTTAATCCATTGCAAATGGCTAGATTGAACAAATTACTTTATACTAACGGTTATTATCAAGGTGCAGGTGGTGTTGTAAGTGCTCCAAATGGTGCTATCACTATTTCAGGTACTCCAATCATCTCAGCTTCATGGGTAACTGATGATAAGGTGTTAATATTCGATGCTGATTATCTTGAGAGAGTTGAGACTGAATCAGTTAATATCGAGTTTAGCATGGATGATTCTGATAACTTTACTAAGAACTTAATTACTGCTAGAATTGAGTGTCAAGAAGAAATCAACTTGATGTTAGCTACTTCTGC